AGATGAACTTACAGGTGGAACAGATGACTATGCTACTACTGCTGGAGAAATCGAAGTTGCATATGATAAGTTTAAAGATACAGAATCAGAAGATATCAATTTAGTTATCGGTGGTTCATCAAGTATTGTTGCTGATACATCTACAGGTCATGATACTCATGTCACAATGATTACAAACTTAGTAGAAGGTAGAAAAGATTGTGTTGGATTTGTTTCACCATATCGTTCTGCTACAGTCGGTGTTACAACATCTGCTAAACAAGCAAGTAATGTAAGAGTTGCTGCTGACTTATGTCCAAGTTCATCTTATATGGTATTCGATAGTGGATACATGTACATGTATGACAAATACAATGATACTTATAGATTCGTACCTCTAAATGGTTCAGTCGCTGGTTTATGTGCAAATACAGACAATGTTGCTGATGCATGGTTTTCACCAGCTGGATTTACTAGAGGAACAGTTAGAGGGGCAATTAAATTATCCTTTAACCCAGATAAGGCTGATAGAGATGTTCTTTATCAAGCAAGAGTTAACCCAGTCGTTAACTTCCCAGGCCAAGGTGTGACTTTATTTGGTGATAAAACTGCTCAAACTAAACCAAGTGCTTTTGACAGAATTAATGTTAGAAGATTATTCTTAGTATTAGAAAAAGCAATTGCTACTGCTGCTAAATTCCAACTCTTTGAATTCAATGATGAGTTTACAAGAGCACAATTTAGAAGTCTAATTGAACCTTTCCTAAGAGATGTTCAAGGTCGTAGAGGTATCACAGACTTTTTAGTCAAGTGTGATGCATCAAACAACACAGGAAGTGTTATTGATAGAAACGAATTTGTTGCAGACATATTTGTCAAACCTGCTCGTTCTATTAACTTCATCACATTAAACTTTGTCGCAACTCGTACAGGGGTGGCATTTTCTGAGGTAGGAGGTTAATCATGGCACAAATAGACGACTTTAAAGCAAATTTAATCGGTGGCGGTTATCGTACCAATCAGTTTCGTGTAACTATTACACCACCACCAGGTATTGCAATCGGATTAGATGTAAGAAGAACTTCTTTTCTATGTAAAGGTACTACATTACCAGATATAGTTTTAGGTGAATTAGAACTTAACTACAGAGGTAGAAAAATAGCTATTGCTGGAGATAGAGATACAACTGGTTCTTGGTCAACTGAATTCTATATGGATACAGACATGATGATTCTAAATGCATTACAAAGATGGTCAAATGGTATCAATGACTTTGATAATAACACAGGTGTTAATTCATTATCAGATTATGCAACAGACTTAACTGCTGAACTATTGGATAGAGATGATACAGTTTTAAAAACATTTATCTTTAAAAATGCATGGCCATTAAATGTTGGTGGTATTGCTGCATTAGATTCTGCAGCTGGTACAGAGATAGGTGTGTTCACTTGTGAATGGAAATATCAAAACTACTCAGTTAGTGGTGTTAACTTCTAATATAGTCTTTTTTTACCTTATAAATAAAAGACAATAAAGGAGATTTTATTATGGCAGAACTATTTGGTTTTAAATTTGAGAAAATCAAAGATACCAAAAGTCAAGAAAAATTTACAGCACCAGCTAATGATGACGGCACAGTCGAAATTGCTGGTGGTGGATTTTTTGGTCAAGTATTAGACACAGATGGTAGAGAGAGGTCTGAGGTTGACTTAATTCGTAGGTATCGTGAAATTTCACAACAACCAGAATGTGATTCAGCAATTGAAGATATAGTCAATGAAGGCATTGTATCTAATGAGCGTGACCAAGCAGTTTCTATTGTTCTTGATAGATTAGAATATACCGAATCAATTAAAAGAAAAATTCGTGCAGAGTTTGATACTGTATTGTCACTTTTAGATTTTGATGTAAAAGGACATGATATATTCAGAAGATGGTATATTGATGGTAGGATTTTTTATCACAAAGTAATTGATAAAAAAAATCCAAAAAAAGGTATCGCTGAAGTACGATACATAGACCCTAGAAAAATTAGAAAAGTAAGACAGATTAATAAAGATATAAAACCAGGCACTTCTTTAGAGATGATAAAAAGTGTTGATGATTTTTACTTATACAATGATAAAGGATTAAATGCTGGACAAATGAATGAAGGCATTAAGATTGCTGATGATTCAATTACATATGTACCATCTGGTTTAATTGACCAAAATAAAGGACATGTGCTTTCACATTTACACAAAGCAATTAAACCTGTTAATCAATTAAGAATGATTGAGGATTCTGTTGTAATATACAGAATATCAAGAGCACCAGAAAGAAGAATATTTTATATTGATGTAGGTAATCTTCCAAAGATAAAAGCAGAACAATATCTAAAAGATGTTATGAATCGTTATCGTAACAAATTAGTTTATAATGCTAGTACTGGTGAGATACAAGATGATAGAAATCATATGTCAATGTTAGAAGACTTCTGGTTACCTCGTAGAGAGGGTGGTCGTGGAACAGAGATTACTACACTACAAGGTGGACAAAATTTAGGTGAGATAGAAGATATAAAATATTTCCAAAATAAATTATATCGTTCATTAAATGTACCTATCTCTAGAATGGAAGCTGAAAGTGGTTTCAGTCTTGGTCGTTCTACAGAGATTACAAGAGATGAATTAAAATTTACTAAGTTTGTACAAAGACTAAGAAAAAGATTTACACCATTATTTACTGATATGTTAAAAGCTCAGTTAATTCTAAAAGGTATTGTTACCTTAGAAGATTGGAATAAAATGAAAGAACACATTCAGTATAACTTTTTACAAGATGGTCATTTTGCTGAATTGAAAAAAGCAGAATTGATGCAAGATAGGATAAATAACTTAGGTTCTATTGAATCATACATTGGAACATTCTATAGTAAAGAATGGGTACAGAAAAATGTACTAAATATGACAGATGCAGAAATAGATGAAATGCAAACACAAATTAATAAAGAATCTGGAATAGATGTTGAGGATGGTGGTATTGATATGCCAGATGGTGGCGATGGTATCACTAGATATCCACAAGATGGTTCTGGTAATTTTATATCAGCAGATGACTTAGAAGGTACTGAATCTGATGGTGTAACAAATAAAGGAGATGAAAATGGCGGAAACTAAAGACATAATAGATGCTTTATCCGATGGTGATAATCTAGGTGCTGAAAAAGCGTTCAAAGATACGATTGCTTCTAAAGTAGGTGATGCACTTGAAACTAAAAGAAAAGAAGTAGCAAATACATTTGTTCAGTCTACTATCACACAGGATAATGGAGATGGCGATAAAGTTTAATTCTTTCTATAAACCTTTTTTAGAGAAAGATGAACATAAGAAATCTAGGGAGTATAAGAAATTATCCCCTAAGATGAAATCTGCTGTGGATGGTGTATTCAAAATTATGGATGCTAAACCACAAGATTTCCTAAATACTTTTGAAAAAACAATTAAAGATATAAGTAAAAAAAATAAAGTTCGTGAAAAGGACTTAATTTCCTACTTCGAAAAAGAAGTACTGTCGATTTAATAGGAGTTTAATTAATGTCATTCGTAACAACAACATTAAGAGATACAGTAGTAAATGCTGCTGGTGCTGGTGGAACTGTCACAGTCAAAGCAATATTTGATAATGATACTGCAGATAACTTAATTCTTGATGCACATGGTTTAAGTGGTTTTGCAAATGGAGCAAAATTAGATTTAGTTAGAGCTTGGTGGGGATTAACACAAGGAACTGCCGCAGCTAATACGGGTGATTGTATCATTAAATTTATTGGTACATCTGCTAATGTGGTTGCATTACAACTTGCTGGAACAGGACATTATGATGGTAGTGCTGGAGCAATACCAGGCAGTGCTACAAATACAACAGCAACATCATCTGATATAAATGCACAAACAAGAGGAACATCTGGTTTCGTTATATTAGAATTTAAAAAGGATGCTAACTACACAACATAGAGAGAATTATGAGTAATAAAGTAAAATTAATATCCGAAGAATTTGTAAGTGATGTAGAGTACATTACTGAGGAAAAAGAAAACGGAAAGAAAGATTATAAAATTAAAGGTATCTTTATGCAGGCTGATATTAAAAACAAAAACGGCCGTGTGTATCCAATGGAAATACTTCAAAAAGAAGTGAACAGATACAATAAAGAATTCATCAACGAGAAGCGTGCATATGGTGAATTAGGACACCCAGAAGGTCCAACAATTAATTTAGAAAGAGCTTCTCACATGATAACTGCACTTTATCCAGACGGTAAAAACTTTATAGGTGAAGCTAAAATCTTATCTACACCTATGGGTAATATTGTTAAGACCCTTATGGATGAGGGAGCTAAACTTGGTGTTTCTTCAAGAGGAATGGGAAGTTTAGAACAAAAGAAAGATGGTGCAAGTTATGTGAGAAACGACTTCTATCTAGCTACAGCTGCTGATATCGTTTCAGACCCCTCTGCTCCTAGTGCTTTCGTAGAAGGTATTATGGAAGGTAAAGAGTGG